CTGCAAAAACGCAGATGTTGATTGCCAATTACAATCATTACCTTGATATGATTCGTGCGGTAACGGGATTGAATGAGGCTCGTGATGGCTCAGACCCTGACCCCCATTCGTTGGTTGGCGTTCAGAAGTTGGCAGCACTCAATTCAAATACTGCTACACGTCATATCCTTGATGGTGGATTATACTTGTTCAAGTCAATATCAGAGGCACTTACCTACAGGATTGCTGACATATTGGAGTACGCAGATTTCAAGGATGATTTCGCAAATAAGATTGGCAAGTTCAATGTGTCAATCCTTAATGAAATCAAGGACCTTTACATCTATGACTTTGGAATCTTTATTGACGTTTCTCCGGATGAAGAACAAAGAGCACAACTCGAGCAGAACATTCAGATTGCTTTGCAGAAGGGTGATATCAATCTTGAGGATGCCATTGATATCCGTGAGTTGAAGAATATCAAACTTGCAAACCAATTGTTGAAACTCAAGCGGGTTAAGAAGCAAGAACGAGAAGAAAAGATGATGATGCAGAAACAAGCGATGACTGCTCAACAACAACTCAAGTCTCAGGAGATGGCTGCACAGTTATCAGTTCAGAAGATTGAGATGGAGACACGTCAAAAGATGCAACTCAAACAAGCAGAGATTGCATTTGAGATGGAGAAGATGAAGGGGGAAGCCGAACTCAAGAGCCGACTTATGGCTGAAGAGTTCAACTACAACATCCAATTAGCACAAGCATCAGGTTCTGAGTTGTCTAAAAGAGAACAAGCGAGGGAAGAGGCTAAGGCAAAACGAATCAGTCAGCAGAATACCGAGCAGTCTCAGTTGATAAATCAAAGGAAGTTGAACACACCACCTGTAAAATTTGAGTCAAATGAAGACTCTCTTGATGGTTTTGATTTGGCTGAGTTCTCCCCTCGGTGAGGATAAATAATTTTTCTATTAACTTTGCATAAAAATTAAATCAAATGGAATTTAAAGTAAGAGAAGTAACGGGAGCCGAAAAAGGGGTTGCTGAAAAGGAACAAGAGTTGCTCGATAAACACGAGCAAGGATTGAACGGAGGAGCACAAGGTGCTGAAGGTAATGGAGACCAAGGCGGTCAGCCACCTGCCGGAGACCATACTCCCCCTGCCGGAGACCCTGTTGAACTCAAAGAGGAAGACGTTCTTTCATATATTGGGAAAAGGTACAACAAGGAAATCAAGTCGTTTGACGATTTGGTTGCTACACGTGAGAGCAATGAAGATTTGCCCGAAGACGTGGCAGCGTTCCTGAAGTACAAAAAAGATACGGGTCGTGGAATCCAAGACTACCTCAAGTTGCAGGAAGACTTTGACACTATGGACCCGGATAAAATGCTGAAGCAGTATTTCTTGGCAACTGAGGATGGTCTTGATGAAGATGATATCGAGGCTATGATGGAGGACTTCAAGTACAATGAGGACTTGGATGACGAAGCAGATGTCAAGAAGGCTAAATTGGCAAAGAAAAAGGCTATTGCAAAAGCCAAGACTTACTTTACCGAGCAGAAGGAAAAGTACAAACAACCCCTTGAGTCAAGAACGGTTGGTATTCCTGAAGCGGAGAAAGAGGAGTATGAGGCTTACAAGCAATATATTCAACAGGCGAGTACCTTAAACGAAGAGCAAGAAAGAAAGCGTCAGTGGTTTCAACAGAAAACTGACGAAGTGTTTGGTCAAGGATTCAAAGGTTTTGAGTTCAGTTTAAATGACCGTAAACTTGTTTTTGCTCCCGGGGATTCCACTGAGTTAAAGAAGGTCCAATCAAGTCCGATGAACTTTATCAATAAGTATTTGGATGAGAATGGTCTTATGAATGACGCAGTAGGATACCACAAGGCATTAGCCATCGCAATGAACCCCGATAAGTTCGCTAAGTTCTTTTATGAGCAGGGCTTGGCAGATGCCACAGAGGATGTGACACGCAAGATAAAAAATGTGAATATGTCTGAGCGTAAAGCACCCGAGGCAATGAATAAGGGGGGAGTGCAAATCCGAGAAGTAGACTCAGGCGTAGGTCGTGGGTTGAAAATCAAGAGTGCAAAAAGATTATAAAACCCTTTAACAAAACAAAAAAATGGCAGTTCTATCGACACCCGGATATCAGTTGCAACCCTCAGCAGAGCAGGTTGCCCTATCCACCAATTACATTACTAACTTCAACTTCTTGAATCAGTATCTCCCTGATACTTATGAGAAAGAATTTGAGCGTTACGGAAACCGCACCGTAGCATCCTTCCTTCGTATGGTTGGTGCTGAGATGCCTTCTAACTCTGACCAAATCAAATGGGCAGAACAAGGTCGTCTTCACACCAAGTACGTGGATGTAACCACCACTGTTTTGACAGGTGCTGACAGTGCTACCTTCACCGTTAATGACCTTAACGTAACAGGTATCGCTATCCGTCCCGGTCAAACCGTTATGATTACCCCCAACGTAGCAGGTCCTACTCAAAACAAGGGTATCGTTACCGCAGTTAACACTTCGGCTGACACCTTTGATGTAGCCTTCTATGAGGGTGGTGGTATGACTAACGCCTCAGCAGCCAACAAATTCACCGTATTCATCTACGGTTCTGAATTTAAGAAGGGCACTGTAGGTATGGTTGGTTCATTGGAAGCCGAAGATGAAATCTTCAGCAACTCTCCCATCATCATCAAAGACAAGTATGCCGTTTCAGGTTCTGATATGGCTCAGATTGGATGGGTTGAAGTAACCACCGAAAATGGTGCTACAGGTTATCTGTGGTATTTGAAATCAGAGCACGAGACTCGTCTCCGTTTTGAGGACTACCTCGAAACCGCTATGTTGGAAGCCGTTCCTGCCGAGACAGGTTCAGGTGCTGCTAACGCTGCGTTGAACCCCAACTTTGGTAACAAAGGTTCTGAGGGTGTGTTCTACGTTGTTAACTCTCGTGGTAACGTATGGGGTGCAGGTAACCCTACCACATTGGTTGACTTCGACACAATCGTTTCTCGTCTTGACAAGCAGGGCTCTATCGAGGAGAATGTTCTCTTCGTTAACCGTGAGTTCTCTTTCGACATTGACGATATGTTGGCTACCCTGAACGGTTTCAACGGTACGGGTGCTGCTAACGCTGCGTCTTTCGGTCTGTTCGACAACGACACCGATATGGCTTTGAATCTTGGCTTCAGTGGATTCCGCAGAGGTTACGACTTCTATAAGTCAGATTGGAAATACCTGAACGACCCGACTATGCGTGGAGGTTTGACCCTGTCTACTACAGGTACAACCACTGCTAACGTCATCACAGGTATGCTCGTTCCCGCAGGTTCTACCACCGTGTACGACCAAATCCTTGGTAAGAATGCCAAGCGTCCTTTCCTCCACGTGCGTTACCGTGCGTCTGAGGCTGAAGACCGCAGGTACAAAACTTGGATTACAGGTTCTGCCGGAGGTGCTGCAACAAGCGACCTCGATGCAATGGAAGTTAACTTCCTCTCTGAACGTGCCGTGTGCACCTTGGGAGCGAATAACTTCTTCCTGTTCCGTTACGGAGCCTAATCCGTAGATTTTCAGTGGGGGGTGTCTTCAAAGACACTCCCCTTTTTTAAATTCAAATCATATCTTATCTAAAATGAAAAAAGTAAAATTGACACCGAAAGACAGGTACTACCGTCTTCGCAACGAACTCGCACCACTGTCCTACACAATCTCAACCCGGAACACACGTAGGTATCCCTTAATGTGGTATGATGAGGAAAAGAATCAGAACCGGGCTCTCCGCTACGCAGTAAACCAAAAGTCCCCATTTGAGGATGAGCAAGATGGCAACCCGCTTATCGAGCCAATCATCTTTGAGCGTGGCTTTTTGTTTGTTCCAAAAACCAATCCTGTACTACAGGAGTTCCTTTACTACCATCCTCAGAACAATGTTCTTTTTGAAGAAGTTGACAATGAGCGTGATGCAGTTAAGGAGGTAGAGGAATTGACTTCAGAGGTGGATGCATTAATTGCTGCACGTGAGATGAGCATTGAGCAACTTGAAACAGTTGGTCGTGTTCTCTTCCAACGAGACACCACAAAGGTTACCACTGCCGAATTGAAGCGTGATATCCTTATCTATGCCCGTAACTATCCGAAGCAGTTCCTTGAGGCTCTTGAGGACCCAATGCTGAAACTTCAATCAAACGTCCATATCTTCTTTGATAAGGGGTTGTTGGGATTCAGAAACGGGAACAAAGAGGTGTGGTATAATACCCCGACAAACAAGAAGAAAATGCTTACCGTTCCATATGGCGAAGACCCGTATGTTTTGGTATCGTTGTTCCTGAAGTCTGACGAGGGTATCGAGGCTCTGAAGATGTTAGAGTTCCACTTAGAGTCTGCATAATAGGCGACATATCTTAAAACGAGAGGGGGCATCACCCCCTCTTTTTTTTTATGTATCTTTGTAAAAACAGAAAGGGATGATTAATTCGGTTAGAAATACTGTACTTTCCGTAGTCAACAAGAATAACTACGGCTATATTTCTCCTTCAGATTTCAACCTATACGCTCAACAGGCTCAGTTAGAAATCTTCGAGGAATACTTTACTGAGTACAATACGCTTGTAAATAAAGAGAATGCGAGAGTCTCAGGGACCGGGTATGCCGACCTGAAGAAGAGTGTTGAGGAAATGATTGACATATTTTCTGTCACTAACTTCTTGAACCACAATGCGTCAAATACATATTTTCTCCCATCATTAATCACAACAGGGGATGACTACTTTATGATAAATAAGGTGTTATGTTATCCTGTCATACTCGCTCAGGGGCAAAATACAAATACTATCTTAAACTCATTAGAGGATTCGACTGCCACATTCATTGCTGATGGGGTAGCCGTTGGGGATATCGTTGCTAATCTTTCTACCGGGACACAAGCCACTGTGGTTTCTGTAGTATCCACTACTGTTCTTCTTTTGTCTGCAAACATTTTTACGGTATTCCCGCAGAACTATGCAATCTATGACAAAAGTGTAGTGAACGAAGTTGAGAGGGTTAGCCATAATAAAATAACTCTACTTACTAACTCATTGCTTACTGCCCCATCTAACACCTACCCTGCATATACGCAGGAGTATTTGTTGATGACTATATACCCTGAAACGGTATCGAAGCAAGGTCAAATTTTGAGTCAGTACATTCGGTATCCTAAGTCTCCTAAATGGACTTATGTTACTCTGTTGAACGGAGAACCTGCCTTTGACCAATCGCAACCTGATTACCAAGATTTTGAAGTTCCTATCGAGGATGAGTATAGACTTGTTCAAAAGATTCTTCAGTATGCGGGTATATCTATTCGTGAGTCTGAGGTTTATCAATTTGCCAAGGTAGAGGAAAGAGAGCAGCAACAACAATAATAGACAACTATGGCTTATATATCACAGTTCGACTACTATAACAACCAAGATAATTGGGGGTCATATCAATACGTTAGCCTGTATGATATCGTCAATAATTTTATGTTGATGTATGCAGGTAACCATTCTTTGATTAATAACGAAGAGAGGTACAAGGTTTTATTCCACGCAAAGAGGGCGGTACAGGAACTTAACTACGATGCATTCAAGGAAGTTAAAGTTTTAGAATTATCTGTTTGCGATACATTAAGGTACGTCCTACCATCTGACTACGTCAATTGGGTTCGTATATCACTATACAAAGATGGATATCTTCGTCCATTAACAGAGAACATACAAACACTTTCATCGGATGCTTATCTTCAGGATAACAACTGCAATATTCTATTTGACCAAAATGGAAATGTACTGAAGCCTCAGTTTTCTGAGATAGATTATGACCGTATCAAGGGAACAAAGAAGAGCATCTATTTAAACCAAGGTAACCCCTACCACGGGCAGATGGGTTGGGAGGTTGATGGCATATGGTATTTTGATTATGCCGTTGGTGCACGTTTTGGTTTAGAGACAGAAACTGCTAACTTTAATCCTACGTTTAACGTAGACAAAAAAGCGGGGGTAATCAATTTTGATTCATCTATGTCCGGTGAGTTGTGCATCCTTGAATACATATCTGATGGTATGGAGAATGGTGACGACTCTCGTGTTTCTGTGAATAAGTTATTTGAGAAGTACGTATACGCATATATCGAGTACGAGATTATAAACCACAAGTTAGGGGTTCAAGAGTATATCGTGGCTCGTGCAAGAAAAGAAAAATCAGCGTTACTTCGTAATGCTAAGATTCGTTTAAGTAACATTCATCCCGGACGTTTGCTTATGAACCTACGGGGTAGAGACAAGTGGATAAAGTAATATGGCAAATATCTCAAGAAACTTTGTAGCAGGTAGGATGAACAAGGCGGTTGATGAACGCCTCATCCCTAATGGAGAATACATTGATGCACTCAACTGCCGATTAGGTTCAAGTGAAGAATCTGAGATTGGTGCTATTGAAAATGCAAAAGGTAATCTCCCATTAACTGCTCTTGTATACCCCCCAACGGGACAAGCACTTAGTGCTGCTGCAAGATGTATTGGGGCTTATCAAGATGGTGCAAACGAGACTATTTATTGGTTTGTTCACGACCCTGCATTTACTCAGGGCTCTACAGGTAAACTTGACTTAGTCGTTTCTTTCAACACAGAGACAAATGTATTGACCTACCATCTTATAAGCATAGACGATGGTGGCAATATCAATACTACGCTGAATTTCAATCCTCAGTATTTGATAACAGGAGTTAATCTTGTTGATTCAAATGAAGAGGGATTATTGTTTTGGACCGATGATTACAATCAGCCAAGGTTCATAAACATATCAAGAACATACTCACCTCCTTCGGGGTTTATTGACCAATTTACAGATGAGCAGATTTTAGTAATTAAGAAGCCACCAATTCAGGCTCCGAATATTCAGCCTCTTACCACAGGTGGTCAGCAAAACTTTTTGGAAGAGAGGTTTATTTGTTTCGCATACAGATACCGTTACGAGGATGATGAGTATTCTGCGATATCTCAGTTTACTGCTCCGGCATTTCTACCCAACCCGTTTAGTTTTAGCGTAAACAGTTTCCTGAACGAAGGGATGGTGAATATAGCGAACACCACGATTATAAATTATTTTTCGGGCGGTCCTCTTGTAAAAGGCATTGACCTTTTATTTAAAGAGGCGGGTAGCAATGTGATAAAAGTTATTGAGAAACTGAACAAGGCTGACTTGGGTTTGCCTGACAACACAACGCTTCAGTACACTTTTACAAATAGCAAGATATACACTGTGCTTCCTGAGGCTGAGTTGCTACGTCTTTATGACAATGTCCCGCTACTTGCCAAGGCTCAGACCATAATGGGGAATCGTCTTGTGTACGGGAATTATGTTGAGGGATATGACTTGATTGATAAGTTTGAAAACCCAATTCGTCTCAATTACACAACATCATTAATCTCTGAAGAGATAAACAATGAGCAACTAAGTGATTCAACGGCAAGTGGTTCGTATACTATCAACACTCCTCAAACTATTCCACAGGCAAGATTTACAGTTGACCTTACTCCTGTTGCTACTGAGTTGAATGCGGGTGCACAATTGAATATTGCAATTCGTGTTACTCACGCTCTTTGGTCAGGAAGCACTCCATCGCCTACTGAGACAACTCAGAGTGTGCAGGTTGATTGGGCGTTTACTCTCCCGGTGGACTATGCATCTGTATATGCATTGGCTACAAGTCCCGAATTTCTTGATGCGGTTGGTACTGCTGCTAATATTAAGCCTGTATATGACCCGACTCCGGGCAACCCAACCTCTTGTGATGGGTTTACTTTTACTGATATTTTCAACTGTGCATTACCAAACAACTTAACGGGTAGTACACCTGTAACCAAGTTTGAGAGTGGTATTTCATTGCCGGGTCAGCCTATCCTTGTGGTATCTACACCTGCAAGTAACATCATTCAGTTTCAGGTTCCTGCAATGAGATACGTTGGGGATGTGAACAACCCGGCTACTTACAGTGCATACGAATACTACAACATATCTTTTGGTGAAGCGTTTTGGTCGGGGTTGGCAACTCCACCAAGCCTACACAGTAATAGAGGATACGAGGTTGGCATTGTCTATATGGATGAATACCTACGTGCATCAACCGCATTAGTCAGTGAGGACAACACCGTTCACGTGCCTTGTGGTTTTTGTGATAGACAGAATCAGATTCGTGTAACCATCCCCACAACTCAACGTGCTCCATATTGGGCAAAGCGATACAAGTTTGTAATAAAGGCTGATAGGGAGAACTATGAGACAGTGTATGCAAGTCTTTTCTTCCGTGACCCGAACACAAATAATGTATACATCTTATTGGAAGGAGAGAACTCTCGGAAAGTTGAGACGGGAGATAGGTTAATAGTAAAAGCAGATACGGCAGGTCCTGCTCAAAACTGTATATATACCACTGTTCTTGAAAAAGAAGCGAAGCAGAGAGGTTTCTTGGAGATACCAAATCCTCTGAATCCAACTGTAAACTTGGAGGTTCCTGCGGGTGTTTATATGAAAATAAACCCGAGTAATCTTACTTTAATTCAAGACCCCCTGTCATACATAACTCAATCCATTGAAGATACTGCAAGTGGTGCGGGTAATTATCCAATAGCGGGTATTCTTGTCAATAGGTTTGACACCCCAACAAGTGCATATGTTGATTATGATATACCTGCGGGTAGCCGGATTAGATTGAACTTCAAGTTTGAAAGAAGGGGAAGCGGTGATGGCAACAACGCCTGTGAGAAACGTATTTATACATTAGACCAAACACTTGTTGCTTCTGCATCTTATAACAATTTTAAGGATTGGTGGGATGGAGATAATGTGGAGTTGGTTATTACACAAGGAACTCAAGATGTTGGGGCGGGAGGGTGTGCGATTGGCAATACATACAACCCATCTCTATCTACTACATTCCCCGGTATTTTTGGGGACTATTGCAACAATAGATATAGATTCTATAGGGATACAACTAATAATGCTCTTCTTTTGGTGGTAAGTGGTACAAGGGCTTGTGGAACATCTGCTAAAAAGAAGTCCAAGGTATCATTACAGATTGAAGTATTCAGGGCTGATAATACCTTGATATTTGAAACAGAGCCACAGGATACTTTGCCTGATGTGTTTTATGAGAACAACTTGTCATTTGAAGTTGGACCAAATGGTGAGCATTTTGGTAACGTAACCAATCAGGACTTTAGTACCGGAACTGCGGGTGTTGTTGATACTCAGTTCTTCAACTGCTATTCTTTTGGTAATGGTGCGGAGTCATATAAGATTAGAGACTCAATTGTTGGGAAAACATTCAACCTTGGGAACAGAACAACTTCGGTTTCTGCTCAAGATTATAAACAAGCAGACAGATTTGCGGACCTGACGTACAGTGGTGTTTATAATGATGAGAGCAATGTAAACAGATTGAATGAGTTCAATATTGGATTGCTAAACTTTAAACAACTTGAAGATTCATTTGGTCCAATCACTTTGATTGATGGTCGTGAGACAGACATTCTTGTTCTTCAAGAGGACAAGATTTCATATGTATTGGCAGGTAAGAACCTATTGTCAGATGCTGCTGCCGGAGGTGCTATTACTTCAGTCCCTGAGGTATTGGGCACTCAGATTGCACGTATAGAAAACTTTGGCAACAGTTTTCATCCTGAGAGTTATGCAAAGTGGGGAGAGGATAAATTCTTTACTGATGCAAAGCGTGGTGCGGTTATTCAATTGAAAGGAGATGCATACAACAATGAAAGATTGTTTGTCATTTCTGAAGCGGGGATGCGTCCTTGGTTTCGTGATTTGTTTATTGAATCATTAGGAACTCAGAAACTTGGCGGGTATGACCCATATATGACAGAGTATGTATTGACGAATAATGACATACCAACGCCTGTGGACCAAGAGTGTATAGGTTGTAACACACCTCAAGTATTTACGTTTGAAGTTCCATCGGTTGTAAGATATTGCGTTAATTTAGGGACATTGGTTGGTCCTTTCGATGTATTATGGAATCCATATTTACTGTCTCCCGGGGCTGCATTCATAGTACAAGCAACTTATGATGGAGTGACCTACGCAACAGGAGTCATTACGGGAGCAGGTGGTCTTACTATTCAAAAGAATACAATAAGCCCTACCACTGTTGACATCGAACTTATTCCTATTAGTGGTGCGATAACAATGCAGGTTGAAGTTACTTGCCCTCAACCGAGCACTCTTGAAATAATTGAAGTAGTGGTCACCAACGATTCAGATGGTGGCAAGTACATACACGCAGAGTATGGGTATACCGATACTCCGTATGTAAGCCCAATCACTTCAAATTTGATTACTTTCTCGTCAGGCACTGCTAATCCATTGGTTTCTTGGTATAACTCTCTAACCGGATTTCAAGGTGCAGGTAGTATACCATTGAATGGCTCTACTGTGAGAATGTATTCAAACAAAATAGGGTTTGATGATTTTAATTTCGACCCTGCATTCAACAGTTTCAAATGGCTTCGTACAAATACGGCATACGCTAACAATCCTATTGACATAGCAGCACTGCTTGGTGTGGCAAATACTGCTACTCCAATACTTGGAGCAACTCCAACATACTACGCAGATTTCTTGATGCCAATATCAACGGATAGCAAACTATATCTGATATGGGATTTGAGAACTCCTGTTTCTACAGAACTTTGCTATTCGAATGTTGACATATTTGATGCCTGTTGTGGATGTGAAGAGTGTGATGAGTTGTGTTCAACTTATGACATATACTCACTACTTGGCGGTGCTATTAGATATATTGATTGTTATAGTGCAATACCTATTGACATAGATGTCCCGACTGATGAGGTGATAAGCATATGTTCTGCATCGGTCCCAATCGTAATTAGCGGAACAGTTAATGTGTCATTCAATCAATGTGGATGTCCTACATAAAATAAAATTATGGCTACAAGCGGAACATATTATTTAAACGGTCCAACACTATCAAGTTCAACTGCGGTATTTACGGATGTCGCATTGAGCATTTGTGCTCCTGATGGATTTTATTCAGACGGCTCTATAGTTAGAGAACAAGTTGGGTGCTCTCTGCTCCCTGCGGTTATTTGCCCTTCCTGTGCGACTCCTTGTAATACCAATATATCAGGGTCAGGTGGTCAGGGCATATACTATGTTGATAGTGACACAGGTACTTCAACGGGTGCTATCATTATTCGATTCCAACCATTCGGTGTCCCTGATGGGATATTAGCACAACTTGGTCCAAATACATACAATGGGATGTCATCACAAAACTATGGTTGGTTGCAGGGGACTATCGGACTACCTACATATGTTGGAGAGACTGCAAGTGATTGTGGTATATTGGCAGGTTCCCCATATACAGGTGTTAGTGAGTTTGAATATCAAGGAACCGGATTTGTAAACCTTGGCACTACGACAACTGTCAATGTTGTTTCAGGTCAATTGCAATTCACCGCCAATCCTCCGGGGATTTGTACTATGGTTATTCCAAAGTCATCTAACGCATATACGGTATTGAGCAGTCAAGTGATTGGTCTTTGTCCCGGCACAGGATTCAATATTGAAATTGAATGTCCTGAGGAATTACCTACTTGGTTAGGAAGCACAAACGCTGCAACGGGTTCAGATGCTTGTCTGTTGTCTAACAATACAACATATTACTACGTACACGTCAATGGCAGTGGTGGAGTTCTTGCATTATATGATATGGTTTTCTCAGACCAAAATGGAGAGTTTCCATTATCGGCAGGTTACTATAATACAGGTTCGATGAGTGCTTCTTACGACTATATCCACGTAGATACAAATGGGGTGGTTATTGGCTTTGGTATATGCGGAGAATCAACAAACTATATAATTCGCAGATGCTATACTAATTTGGAGGAGGTAATATCAGTTACAGGAACAATCTCCCCGGGGTTGTTGGTTCAAGTTAATGAATATCCCGGATGTCTTTGGGAGGTTATAAGCACAACAACAAATCCTGCTACAGTTACATTTTTATCAGTTACTACAGAAACTTGTCTTTTCCAATGCTCAACTTGGGAGGTGACCAATACAACAGAAAGTGCATTAGAATTTTCTTATGAAGATTGTGATGGCAACTCAATAACATTTGAATTACCCGCAGGTCAGACTGCTCCTGTGTGTGCTCGTTCAATAGATGTTATACCTCCGGGTCTTGATGTTGTACTTGCTGACTGTCTTTGCGATTCTCCTCCTGTTTCATTTTGGGAAATAAGAGGTTGCTGCAATGGAGAAACATTAATTGCTCTTGCGGGGGTGGCGGTAGATGTTGGTCATCTTGTAAGGATTACTGATACAAATTATAATAATTGTTTGTTTGAGGTTATGGAATTAAGTTTTGGGACTCCAACAACAGTTATATATGAAACCAACTCAGGCGAATTTGGATGCGATGAAGTGTGCTGCAAATATCAAGTATGCAACCCTGATACTATCAATCACGAAATTGCATATATATCCTGTGATGGATTGCCAAACGTAATTGAGTTGCCACCTGCAATGTGTACTACGGTGTGTGCGAGGTCAGGCAGTTTTGGTCCATCAAGTTTGACAGTAACATTTGAAAGTTGTACTTGCTAAAAAACAGATATGGCTAATTATACACTTACATATGATGATGGGGTAGAAGGATGGACATCCTTCTTCTCCTATTATCCTGATTGGATGATTGGGATGAATCAGTTCTTCTACACGTTCAACGGGGGGAATCTGTATCGTCATAACGTAAATCCAATAAGAAATAACTTCTACGGTGTTCAGTACAACTCTCGTATGCAGAGCGTATTTAATGATGCTCCATTAGAGAACAAACTATTTAAGACACTGAACTTAGAAGGAGACCACGCTTGGGAAGCCACTATGATAACCGACCTTCAGACCACAGGGTTTATTAATAAGGATTGGTTTGAAAGGAAAGAGGCTTCGTGGTATGCATTTGTTCGTAACTCAGGTACTATACCTGCAACCCCCGGGCAGGAGTATCCGTTGAGGTCTTTGAACGGGATTGGTCGTAGTGTTACGATAGACACAACCAACCCGGCAGCGGTGATTATAAACTTCTCAATTTCTCCATTGATTTCAATTGGTAGCATTCTGAGTATTGGGGACAATCTGTACAATGCAGCCCCACCATATACCACTCCGGTATTTATTGGTGAGGTTATAGACATTGTTCAGAACTACCCTGCCGGGGACAACTATATTTTGGTAGACACCACAGTTCCTCTCGGAACTTTACCGACTATTCCGGATGCCTATTACCTGTACATCAAGAACTCTGTGGCTGAATCTCACGGGGTTTTGGGTCACTATTGTATATTCACGATAGAGAATGACAATACAGACAAAACAGAACTGTTTGCAGTTGAGTCAGACGTTATGAAAAGTTTCCCATAAAAAATTAAGTATCTTTGTAGTATATGGAATTTAGAATCGAGCCACTTAAAGAAACCGATTATGCCGACTTTCTCGTAGGGTGGTGGGAGTCTTGGGGGTGGGAGCCTCCGCAGAAAGACTTCCTCCCTGAAAACGGGAAGGGAGGGATTTGTGTCTTTGAAGACACTATCCCGATTTGTGCCGGGTTTCTTTATGCCACAAACAGTGGAGTGGCTTGGGTTGATTGGGTAGTTTCTAACAAAGAGTATAGGAAAAAACCTCATCGTCAACAGGCTATAGGTTTGCTCGTTGAGACACTTACCAATATAGCAAAGAACACGGGGCATAAATATTCATACGCCTTGATTAAGCACAAGGGTCTTTTGAGTACATACAAAACGCTTGGCTATATCGAGGGGGATAAGTACACAACAGAAATGATTAAAGCATTTTAAGATGGCAGCATTTACAACTATAGCAGCAGGAATTGGTTTGGCAGCAACTGCCGGAACCACCGGGATGTCTTTTGCTCAGGCACGTAAACAACGTAGGCTTCAGCGTGATGCAGAGGATAAAGCAGCACAGATGATGTCTGAGGCTCGTAAAAAACTTGAGGTCAATTACTATGACCAATTGGCTATTCAAAAAGAGCCATATGAATTAGAGCGTGAGGCTCTGATTTCAGCCGGGGCTCAAGCAATTGAGGCAGGTAAAGAAAGTGAGCGTGGAGCAGCAGCAGTTGCAGGTCGTGTTCAGATGGCACAACAACAGGGTCAGCGTGACATTGCAGCAGCAATGGGACAGGAGATGCTTGGTCTTGAGAAACTGTCTGCACAGGAAGAATCACGTCTTCGTGACGTTGGCGTTCAGTTGGACCTTGCTGAGGTAGAGGGTGCACAGATGGCTGCTGCACAGTCTGCTGAGGCAGCAAACATTGCCACACAACAGGGGGTTCAAGGAATCGTTAGTATGGGTCAGCAGGTTGCGTCAATGGCTCCATTGTATGCTCGTAACAAACCTGCTGAGATTGCAGCAATGGGTGGTGCAGGTATGACACCTGAGCAGTATAAAGCATTTGGTAATGTGCCTGAATATGAAGGCTCAAAATTTGGTCCTGCGGGAAAGGACGGTTTTACCAACTTAGATTTTGGAGTTATTGGTCAGATGAACAAGCAGCAGTATAATCAATTCCTAAGACAATTGTCATCGCAGCAACGTCAGATGCTTTTTATGAACCCAATGTTTCAGAATCAGTATAGCAAGACTTCACAATTTATGAACCCATTCTTTTATTAATAAGATATGGCAGGGACATTTTATAAATACGCAGAACGTAATGTAGACACTCAGATAAATTGGGCTGAGGTAGGCAAGAACGTAGTCGATATGCTCCGTGAGGAGAATCGTATACGTGAAGAAAAGAAAGCAGCGATTGATGAAGCCTCAAGAGAGTTTGGTGAAACATTAGCAAATGCTCCTACCGGAGATTTTCAATCTGCAAACGAGTGGATATTGGGCTATGCAGCAGATGCGTCTCAGGCTCGTTTACTACAGGACAGGCTTCTTCGTGGTGGTCTTTTAAAGGTAAAGGACTATACGGTTGCTCGTCAGAATCTCAATGATGGAACAAACCAAATGTTCCAAGTAGCAAAAGAGTATCAGGACAAGGCAGCAGAGGCTATGAGCCGATATGAAGGTGGCGTATCTCAAGAGACAGAGGCTTGGTTAATGGAGCAGGTTCAGGGTCTTAGTAATTTCAAGAATACCAAAGCATATATCAACCCAACAAACTATACCGTCAGTCTTGGTATGATGACAAAAAAAGTTGTTGACGGTAAAGAGGTGATGGTGATGGAGTCAGACCCCGACAAGTTTGTCACAGTGAATCAACTACGCAATCGTATGAATGTGAAGTTGGATAAGTACAACTATGTTGCTGATACTGACAGATTGGTTTCTTCTTTAGGTGAATATCAAACTGCTGACGTAAGAAAGGTAGCGGGTCTGTATAAGATGGCAAGTGTGAAAGAGGTGTTAGACCCAACAATGAGGGACAGGTTGAGTGATGAAGCCAAGCAGACAATAACGGCTTATCAAGAGTGGGAGGCTAATAGCATCAAGTCTCAGTTAGCAAATCCATATAATCAACTTAGTCTTCTAACTGACGCAATTGACAAAGTCCCCGGGACAGGAGAGGCTTACATTCCAACCTTTGACGCTGAGTTGGCGAAGACAAGTTCAAAGTATATATTGTTGGAGGACAATGGTACGGGGATGCCTGTGCCAAAGTTTACTGATGAGCAAACAAAAGTGGCTACTGAGTTTCTTCGTTCACAGACACGTAATGCTCTTGACAGAAAGACAAGCATTGATGTAACCGCAGAGCCTCAACCATATCCTGTTCAGCAGTGGCAGTACGAAGCAGGTAGAGGGGATAAGACTGCTACAGAAACTGCCAACTTAATCGGTACATTGTATTATGGGAAACAGGCAGATGTTGACGCTGCTCTTGAATATTTCCGTGACTCCGTACCAAATGCGAAAAAAGTAACTCGAACTGATAATGGTGTTAATGTTTTGTTTAATGATGGGACATCAAGAGATATTTCATTCACAAATGACGATGGAACGCCAAAAACTTTGGAGATGTTTATCAAGGGTGCAGGTCCATTATTGGCAGGTCAGGTAGATATAAATACCGCATTGCAACGTGGTGGATATCGTAAGGGTGGAACATTGTCACTTGGATTAGGAGACCGTTCAAGAGAGGTTACAGGAACAAGAACTACAGGACAGACACCGCAGAAACAAGCAGTGAATTATCTCAGTGGAAGTTTGACTGCGGATATGTTAAACCAAACAGAATCCGATGCGGTTCCTGCTATCAATGCGATAATTCAAAAACTTGGGTTTGAGGGAGAGGAGTCAGGTATGGGTAGTTATATTACCATTACTGCACCAAACAAGGCAAAAAAACAATTTCCGCTTAACGATGGTAAGGAGGCAAGTAAGAAAACATTACAAGAAATACTTACTTGGCTTCAGGGGAACTTAGATGAAAACAGAGCGAAACAGGCAGTAGCAGCAGGTACATTGGGGGCAGAATTAGATTAAATCAAAAAGTATAACTTTGTAGTATGGATGAATTGAGAAGCCTATATGAGTCTCTTGTAGATGGTGGCTATTATACCAAGTCTTTTGAAGAGTTTCAAAAACAGTTCAAGGACCCCTCATACCAAGACAAGGTATATGGGGTTGCTACCCGTGATGGTATTTTTAGTAAGTCAAAGGACGAGTTTCTCAAGCAATATGCGGTTGGTCCTGCAAAGCCTATCAATGAGCCATTAAAAAAAAAAGAACTGCCAATACCCGGAAGCCTGTTACCGACACAAAAACTTACAGATGGGGCATCATCATCGGGCGTTGGTTCATCGGCATTATCAGGCACTGACCCAAATGCCCCGGCTCCTACTGACCCACTGACAAGAAAGTATACTCCTCAGTTTGAGAGGGGTCCCATCGTTGCTCAGGACAATACCTATGTAGCAAGACAGGTGGACCCTGTTGCTTTGAACAATTACATAGCCTATCAAAAGGAGACGGCAGTTCAGCGTGAAGAAGCCAAAAAACAGGAGAGGCTGAAATCACAGGAAGATGAGCAGTTAAGAAAGAGCAGCAATCTCGCTGCAAATAAAGACGACCAATTTCAGAAGTATCTTCAAGATGTCAATGCCAATCTAATTGATAAAGAAGAAGAAGAGGTTGTATCTGAATTGAATAATAGGTTTGGGGGGTATGGGTTTATCTTCGAAGAAACAGGCATAGGCGATGCAATGATTGTTCGCACTGCTGATGGTAAAAAAGAAATTGAGATTGACCTTGACCCGTTTTTTACTGCAACAGAAGTAGCCGAATCAAAAAAACTTCGTGACTTTATTACCTTAAACGCACAAGAGCGTTTCGGAGAAAGAGACGAGGACTATATAGGTAAGTCGTTACGTGCTCAGAAGATGCGTGATGTTGGTATGCGTAATGATGACGGTACATATTCAACAGTTAAGTTTACTTCCTTTGAGCAAGATGGGAAGTTCTTCGTGGTTCCTACCCTATTCCCTAAAGACCCTAATACAAACTACACCACCAATAAAAAAGATTGGATGGAGTTGCCGTTTGAACAGGCAATTGAAGAGGCTCGTAAGCGTGGCGAAATCTTTGAGTTCGGTAGCGATGAAGAGGCAAAGAGATTTGCTGAAGGTGATTGGAAAAAGATTAATGCCTTTGATGTTGAAGGGCAGAAGTTTTATAAAGAGCGTGGGTTAGACTACTATACAGAAAAGCAGAAGTGGCAGAACTACGATAAACTCCAAGACGAGATTAGTTTGATTGACAGGATGATTGATGGTAAGCCCATCTCCCCTGAAGAAAAATTAAACTTCCCTGAATACTTTGGTAAGGACGGAAGAAAGTTATATGGTGAAGACGCACTCGAGGGCAGAAAGGAAGCAGCCATAGAAAAGAAAGACAGACTTATTGACAATCTGTTTGATGCAGGTTTCTTTACTGATGGTCCTATTCAGAAGGCACGTGAAGAGTTTGACTTTGTACTTGACAAGCGTCAGAACGAGATAGCGGGTCAAGCCATTACTGCAAACAAAGCAGCCAAGCAAGAGTATGATGCTCTGAATAAAACGGCTATGGATGCTTATAATGTGCCAATCGACAAGATAAATACGATTGTGCCAAAGACTGCTCAGGATGCAGAGAACATAAAGAACCTAACCTCTCAGTTGGTAAAGGTTAAGGCTGCTGAAAAAACGGCAGCAACAAAGTTTGAGATTGCCAAGACATACTATGATGCCAAGTGGAATACACAGATTAATGGTGAGTATGAGGAGAATTGGTCGGGGTTCACAACTGCCGTTGCTGATGCTTGGGATAGAGGACAGGCAGCCGAGCAGATTTTATTGTTGACATTGGGAGTAAAAGATGCTGAGAGCATAAAGGACAGACAAGAGGCTGCAAGGATTATTGCAGAAAATATGGCTGATTTGTCACCTCAGCAGTCACGAGTTTTAACAAGATTGAATTTGGCTCGTGATGGTGAGTTCTTCAAATCTTTTATGGCTGACCCTCTTGAGACGGCAATGACATTTGCGGTTACGTCTTTGACTCAAATGCTACCATATGCATCTTATATAGTACCAAGTACAACGGCAGGTGGAGCAGCCTTAGGTGCAGGTTATGGTGCAGCGACAGGAGCAGCAGCAGGTGGTGTAGGTGCAGGTCCCGGTGCAGTGGCGGGGGCTATTACAGGTGCAGGTTATGGTTTCAGAACGGGTATGGCTGCAACGTCATTTGCTATGGAGTATACCAACTCCATCCTTGATGTTATGAGAGAAAAGGGCTATGACCTGTTGGACCCAAAACAGGTTGAGGCTGCACTTATGGATGAAGCGGTATGGGCAGAGGGTAGTGAAAGAGGGGCAAAGCGTGGTGTACCAATTGCCATAGTCGACTTCTTGTCAGCAGGATTAGCGGGTAAAGTATTTACGACAAGTAAATTGGCTGCTACTCCTGTGAGGGCTGCTGCGTTTGTTGGTGAGCGTTTGATATTTGACCCGGCAGCAGAAGCAGGAGGTGAATACTTAGCACAAACAGTTGCAGGTCAGGACATAGACTTTAAGGAGATTGCATACGAAGCGATTGGAGGCTTAGGAAACAATACGCCACACGCTGCTATAAACGTATACAAGAATGTTCGGAACAATTCAAATGCATCATTAGCGTATGAGTTGACTGATATCAATCGTGTTGCTCGTGAGAGTGCAAGTGATGAAAGGATATCTCAGTGGGCAAACAATATGCATCAACTTGGAAAGATTGATGCTGATGTTAACCAACGCATTCAGCAGAATGTTGGTCTTCGCAGACAGGCACGTGAACTTACATCAATCGGAAAGACAGAAAGACTTCTCGGAGATGGTGCTAAAGTTGAAGCACGTATAATGGATTTGTTGGCTGCTAAGGAAGAACTGTCAGCCACTCAGAACCGAAGAGAGATTAACCGAGGTAAGATTGCTCAGATAAACAATGAGATTGCTAAGGTTGCAGAAACCAAGAAACTGTTGCCGGAAGATAAAGAGGCAGTAGGAGATGGCGAAACTACTGCCGTCAATCTTGATGCTATTCTTGGTACTACTCGTGAGGGTGTATCAAGATTTACTATAGGCGGTAAAACCTTGAACCGTGAGCAGTTTCTCAAGGAGTTAGAAAATATGAATGACCGAAGACTTCTTCGTGCTCGTATCAATGTAGAGAACGACAAAGAGGTATTAGGTATTTATGAAAAAAGAGTAAAAGATGCCATTCAAAAGCAAAGCCCAAGTGAAGTTTCTGTACAGTCAGAAACCGGAGTTAGCCAAGAAGTGGAGGGCAGAACACCCGAAACAGAACTTGAAGTCACTCCCCAAGAAGGTCAAGTCACAACCACGGAAGAAGTAACCGAGGAAGAAGCGAACAAAGCACAGGAGGATATAGTGTCTTCAAAGACACGACTCGATGAGATTGCTGAGGCAATACCTGAGCGTGTTGACTATACCGAGGACGACCTCGTAAACTTTGACACATTAGAGGACAACAAGTCTCGTGGTGTGTTGGCAGCATTAGCAGAGAAAGTTGCTGAAGGAACAAAATTATCTGACGTTGAGCAGACTGTTTACGATGCGAACAAGACACAGGTAGATGAGTTCTCTGATTTGGCTGCCGAGCGTACTGCAATCCAAGAAGAGGTTGCCGACCTTGAGGCTTTGCTTGGAAGACGAGCAGAGTTCCGGGCTGAAGAAAGAGTTGTTCCTGCCAAGATTGAGTCAGCAATTACCGAAGATGGCGAGGTTGATTTTGATGCTGAGTTTGAGGTGAGAATGATTGCAAGGAAAAGAAACCTTGGCGTTACGAGCGATAGGGAGATTGCCTACGTAGCACGTGATGAAGCGGGGAAGATTGTTGGCGGTGCATTCACATCGTATGATAACGCCACAGGTAAGTATACATTTGACGTTGTCGTAACTAAGGAAGCAGAAGGTAAAGGTATCGGGTCTAAATTATTGGATGCGGTGCAGAACATTCCTTCTGATGTATCAGAGTTTAATCCTGAGGCTACCGTTGAGGTAGACGTAGTGAATCCTCAGATGCAGAAGATGTTGTCTCAGAGAGGCTTTGTTGTGTCTCGGAAGATTGGCGGTGACCGTGTGCTTATGGTCCCCGGGAAGAAGGCTAAACCAACTGTAGAGTTTCGGGCTGAAGATGAAGTTGCAGAGTTGGAGATTGATGAGGTTGATGCAATCGCTCAGAAGATGAACGAGATGACATCAGGCAATGTCAACACTGAACTTGCTCCATCTGAAACATTAGGTCAGGTTGATGTAACAGACCTAAGCAACCGAGTTGGGAGAGCCGTCCCAACTGTGGGCATACAGATTGTCAACGGGGTCCCTGTTGTGTTCACCATATCCGACCAACTTACTACAGGAGAGGTTACGAATCAAAACACAGGCAGAACGATTGGCGGTTTGTTTGGTGGCATTGGGTTCAACTATACCAACGAAAACTCAGCGTGGGCGTATACCTCTGAGAAGAACGCACAACAGGCTTTACAAAAAGCCAAAAAAATATATAAGGCTAACAAGCCAACATTTGAAGAGTTTTGGAAAAACAATCCGGAGTATAATGGTCTTGTGCCTATGATGGTAGTAAAGATGGGTGAGGGTTCTATCCTATCTAACGAGGCTACTGCCCGGGTTCTTGCTGATAATATATTGGAGTTCCCTGAGGCTAACCGGAGAAGAGCATTGAGTGTTCTTCAGTCTCAGTTGAAAAAGGATATTGAATCACTTACAAAAAGAGCAGAAACTGCCAAGACTGAAAACACAAGGAAGAACTACTTGACACAAGCAAGTGGTTATCAAAATGTTTTGAATCTAATTCAAGACAATAATCTTGAGTCTATCGAGCAACTACTTGCTCCTGAGATTTTCACTCAGATAGAAAACCTTAATGCACGTAAGGACCTAATCAATGTAATTGGTTATGGCAAACCTAATCTGCCGGGACAAAAAAAGAAAACCTCTAAACCCACGCCTAATTCATTAGTTGCTCGTGCTATCATTGGCATACCTGCAACACAGAAGGTAAAGGATATAAAGGAAAGCAAGAGATATGAACTCTTGAATTTGGCTGAAGTGGTAAACACAATTACTGAATCAACCATTGCAGACATACCGAGCAGAAGTATTGTTGCTATAGTTGGTATTGACGTGTTGAATCCAAGCATTCTAAACACTGCGAATGGAGACTTCAATCATCCAAACTATCAGTATGGATTAGCGGGTAGACCAATTGGGATATTGGACGAACCTGTAGCCCTCGTTAAAGCGTATCCTGAAGCATACAATCTTGCTTTGAAAGGATTGATAAAAGCAGAATCAAAGTTTGTAAAACCTATAAGAGATGGAAAAAAAATTATTAAGCCCGGCAACCGACTCTTCAATCAGCCACTCCCGGAGGCTGCGGAAATTGCGGATAGATATCACGAAGCAGCCTTTGGGCGACCTCGTCCTCGGTTCTACGGTACAAGAAGCATCGACAAAGAAAGAGCAAAAAGAATCTCAGATGCCTTCGTAGCGATGGCAGATAATCCAACTGCACCTGATGTAAGAAAAGCATATGAGGCTATGGCTCGTGAGACTCTTGAGCAATACAAGTTTATACTTGATGCAGGGTATGTGGTTGAGATTAACAACAATGAGCCATATGGTAACTCACGTGAGATGATTGAGGATTTGCGTGAGAATAAGCGTATGAAAATATTCTCAACTGAGTCCGGATTTGGAGATGATAAGATTACTCCTGAGCAGCGTGATAGAAATGTACTGCTACGTGAATCAGGATTCTTTGATGTGAACGGTGAGCCTTTATTGGTAAACGATATGTTCCGTGCGGTCCACGATTTCTTTGGTCATTCAGAGTTGGGCAATTCATTTGGTGCTATTGGAGAGGAGAATGCTTGGAACGTCCACGCACGTATGTACTCAAAATTGGCACGTCAGGCAATGACATCAGAGACCCGTGGGCAGAACTCATACGTAAACTTCTCGGGAGTAAACGAAAGAGTTGAGGCTCTGCGTCAAGAGGCTGCTAATCTTAGAGAGCAGGGCAAACTTGAGGAGGCAGAGGCTCTTGTTGGAAAGGTTTACGAAGAGATATCGTTTGCGGAACAGAAGCAGGGGATTCTCCCTGAAGAGTTTTGGACAGTTGAAACAAGTGATATTGGCGATAAAGAGTTCCAACCATCTTCTGTAGAGTCTATATTGACCACTTCGGTTGCGGTACAAAATGGATTAACTCAGACTGATTTTGTTGGTGCAGTAGCACAGGGTGATATTTCAAATGCAACTAAACTTGCAAACTTCCTAAACATAACATTCCCGGGAGTGACCATATCAACTGATAAGGTTTCATTTGATAATGTGATGGCTCAGGTTGGGACCGAGATGTATATGAAGGGCGACCAAGTTATCTATGGCGTAACTGTCAATGGAGATATCTACATAAACCCTGACGTACACAATAGTGAGTCTGCTCTGTTCAATACAACCATCCACGAATTTGGTCACGTTTGGACCGACTATCTGCAAACCTCAGAGAAAGGGAAGCAGATATATAACCGTGGTGTAGAGTTGGTTGAGGAAGGTATTGCCAATGACGAAAAGGTCAAGCAGATATTTGAGGCTCAGATGAAGAAGTATCCGGGAGACCGGGCAAGAGCCATCAATGAGACGATGGCTATCTTGATTGGCAACAAGGGTGAAGTGATGGTGAATGCAGCAATCAAATCTAAATTCAAGGAGTGGTTGCTTGGTATGTGGAGATTCATCAAGGAGTCTTTCAAGATGTCGAAGGACCTCACTGAAGAGGAGATTCAGAATCTTACACTTGACCAATTCATAGGTACTGCTTTGGCAGATATCTTCAGTGGCAAGGAGATAAAACTTACAGAGGTTCAGAAGAAGCAACTGAAGAATCCTGAGGCTATGTTCAGCAACACGCAGTCTATGCAGTCAATCATCCAACAGGCACGTGCCAATGGATTCTCTGACGCTGCCATCAAACAAGTGCTGCTAAACCGTGGCTTCCGTGCGAGTGACATCAACAATGCACTCGTAGTTCAGGTTGATATTACAACAGATTTGCCACGTGAGTTCGCAAACATAGAGGGGGGTGTGCAAAAAGGGTATCAGTTATTTACAGAGGTACGTGCTGAACTACAGAGGTTTGCCCATATGGGTCCACGTGGTGGCATCCGGAGAGAGCAGACCAAGACGTGGGGAGAGATTCGTGAGAAGGCTATTGAGTTACTGAAGGCTAATCCTATCTTCCAAGCACAGTCTGATACTGTTCAGATGGAATTGATTAGTGCCTTTGACAGGACTATCGGAACACAGGCGAACACCAATGTTACCCGTCAGATAAGTGCTATCAGAAACAACCTGCGTCAGCGTAAGATTGGTGCGAAAGAATTGCAACAGGCTAAGATTGCAGTGAAGAACCTCATCCGTTCTGTCCTGCCTAAGTCTGATATGTATTCTCAGGCTCAGATTAACAAACTGATTTCAATCATATCAAACGCTACTGAGAGCAGCATCCTTGCAGACACCGAGAAGGTGATGAAGATTGTTGAGCAGCAGAGAGCAAAGATGAAGAAGTCTGTGATAAAGCAGATGATTGAGTTGGTCAACAAGAAGGCAAAGGCTGCAATGACCACTACCGGGAAGCGTAGGAGTCGTGGTCTTGACCCTGAGGGACAGGCTTTCTTTGCTGAGGTTAAGCCAATCCTGAGAGCGATTGTCAGCGATGACACTCAGTTCATCGTGAACTTAGCAAATGAATTGGCACAGGCTGATGCGGATGGTTCTATCAGCGAGGCTATTGATAAGCAGAACCGTGGAGAGAAACTTACTGTACAGGAACAGGCTCTCCTCAATAAGGCATATGCGTATGACACCTTTGGCGACCTGATGAATATGGAGTTGGAGGATGTTCAGCAATTACTTGAGGAACTTGAAGATGCCCGTGCTGAATCCATAATGAAACTCAAGACCCGGAGAGAGGTTCGTGCTATGCGTATGGCAGCAATGAGGGAACAGGCTAATGCACAGGTTGCTGAGTTACATCCGGATTTGTTCGTATCGGAAGAGGTTGAAAAAACATTATCTGACAGTGAGGTTGGTGCATTGCAGGTTGGAGATAAAGTAGTAATTGAGGATACTTCAGGGCAGTACAACTATAAGGGAGAAGTAACTGTAGACTTTATAGACCCTAATGGAGAGTTTATAAGTTTTACAGATGGTCAATCTAATTTCAGATTTTACTTAGATGGCACTACAAATATTTTTAAGGTATCAAAGATTGAGACAGTTGTAAGACCGAAGAGCCGTAACGAACTTGTTCAGGACCGTGCTGCTATACGCAGAGCGTTCCAACAGGGGAAGATATGGTCAGGTTTTAAGCAGTTGGTTTCCCGTTGGGATTACACTACCATCACAGGCATAAAGGATTTTGCACGTAAGCGTCTGCTTCACTTGGGTTCTTTTATGAACCTGTTTGACAACACGGCAAAGGGGTTGACATTCTTTACAGACAATGTATACAAGCCTCTGAATAGAATGGATGAGAAGGCTAAGGTTGGATACTTCTCAGAGATGGCGAACTTGGATGCAATGGCAAACAGTATCCCGGGTATTACAAAGGGGTACAAGCAGATACGCAATATGCTGCAAACAGGTATCCACGAGTTTACTATCAATGGCAGAACGCAGGTATACAATGCAGACAAACTTCTCCGCATATACGCACTGTCGCTCAATGATGTGCAGCGTCAGAAGTTGGTGCAAATGGGATGGGATGCTGCTCAGATAGACAAGATTAAAGATATCGTGGGTCTCGAGCCTATTGAGTTTGCCAACAAGTTGGTTGACTACTTCAGCAATGACTACTACGAATCTGTAAACAATGTTTACTCTCACGTAAACGATGTGAATCTTGGGTACATACCTAACTACTTTCCAACGATTACTCAGTCTCAGAAGGTGAGTTCTAAACTGTTGGAGGATGGTGACTTCAATGGAATCTTTAACGCAGAGACTGCCCCGGCATTGAAGGAACGTACCGATGTAGCGGGTCTTATTGAGTTGAACTACGACTTCTCTGATGTGGTTGAGAGCCACTTCGTAACGATGGAGAAGTATAAGGCTTATGCAGAGGGTGTCAAAGACCTCAACGCAATCTTCCAAAGTCCTGCATTCAATGTGCTACTTGAGGAGTCAGGATTGAAGACCGTGGTAAAGCGTTCAGTAAACTTTGCCATCACTCCAAACGCAGGTCAGAAAGAAGAGCAGACGGCTCTTGGAAAGTTGATGACCAAGTTCACCGGGTTTGCCCTTGCGTTCAAAGCGGTTCAGATAATCAAACAGGCTACCTCGTTTATCAATGCATTTGAGGACTACAGTTATTTCCCTCCGGGCTCAAAGGTTCCCGGGTTAATCAAAGGTCCTGTTGACCTGATGATGTTTATGGTTGACGGTGCAAAGGTTATGGCGACTATGCCATCTCAAATACGTAAGGCATATGGTATGTCTGCCAATGTAAGAGACCGTTTGCTGAAAGGTATCGAGGGTGATGTGTATGGTCTTGAGTCCGGTTCCAATGTATTCTCATCCATAGATAAGCGTACAGATATATGGGCACGTGCAGTCCGGGCATTCAAAACAGGAGGAGCAGGACCGACTGTGCTTGGTGATATCCTTGGTGTGATGGGGTATATGATTAACTACAACCGGGACATTGCCAACGGTATGACTCAGGCTGAGGCTTTGGAAGCATTCAACAACTACAACGCCACTCAGCAAACAAGACGTGGCACTGAGAAGATATCATTGCAGCAGAACAGTAGCGAGTTGGCTCGTGCCTTCACAATGTTTGGTAGCACTACGTTCTTGCAGATAAACAAAGTTCTTCAGGCACAGACAAATATGTTTCGTGCATTGAAGAACGGACAAATGCCAAGCACCCGTGATATCCGTGGTTTTGTGATAAACCTTGGTGTAGCCAACGCATTGTTCGTTGGTACTGCAAACATTGCCAAACTGATAAAGGGAGAGGACGATGACCGTGAGGAGGTTCTAAAGCAGATGGGTAAGGCTATGTTGGGTCTTAACCTGATTGAATCTATCCCACTGATTGGGGCTGCGGTTGAGACGACTTTGGCATACATTGAGGGAGACAAGACCAAACGTGGTGCTGACAATGTGGTGAACCCATATATGCAGGTATTTAGAAAGATGAAGAAGGGGATGGAAGAGGAAGACTCAGGTAGACCCTTTCATTGGAGTATACAACGGAGTTCAGGATGGCTTTGATGAGAATGCAGTATACGATATGCTTGGTATCAGCAAGTCATACAGACCAACTCAAGAAGAAGCAAAAACTCCTGCTGAAAGACCTATGAGCAAGGAGGATATGAAGCGATACTTCCCTGATATGTACGATGACCTTTATGGTCCGGGAGGAAGTCTCTATGATTTCGAGGAAGCAAGACGTGAAGAAGAAAGATTAGAACGAGAAGAACTTCAACGTGAGAAAGACCTGATGTATGGTTACCAAGGGGGCACAGGAGGTACAGTGTGGAGCAAAGAGAAGAAGAAAAAGAAAGGTGAAGAGGGAGAATCTGTATGGAACAAAGAAGAACAAAAAGGTGGAACCATATGGGGTGGTGGTAAAAAGAAGGGTGGTACTGTGTGGAGTGAAAAAGAATAGTGAGTGTCTTCAAGGACACTCACGCATATCTGATATACTTCAGTGCCTTCTGCTTGTCGTAGTACACCATCAACTCTATGTCATATGGTGAGCCATCTCTTGGCTTTCTACCTCCAACGCATACCGTTCCGTGTAGTTCTTTCAGTTTCCCATAGATGATGCCATCATCACAAGCCCATATAACCGTGGGGTTTAATCTCTTTGCCCAAAGTTTTGTGACCTTGAATATTGATATCGGTAGAGGGTATGCTCTGCTAATGTTCTTGAGTCTGCCCTTGACTTCAACGTATGCTATCAAGGTCCCCTTCTTATCGAATATCTTATAGTCAATATCATCCGGGCTAAGTTTCTCAAACCCACCTTTGAATATTGATACAAACCTTTCAACGGCTTTTCTCTCTCGGATTAGGTCCTGTTCGGTTTCAAAACTTTTTGTCTCCATTATCTCTTAGATATTCAAGGTATTCAATTGCTGCCTCTACCTCATCTTGGAAGTCCTGATATTCCCTGTCGACAAGGTGTTCGTATACATCATTGAGGCATTGGTGGACTCGGTTTATATAGACGAGGATTTCCCGTGCACGTTTTACTTCTCGTGCCCTGACATCTGATTTCGTTTCGTTTATTTCGAAATTCAAAGTCAATTGGTTTGGGTTATGTTTCTTGGTAGTCATAACTTGTATTGAACATAGCGTTTATCCTACGCTCAACTACATCCTCCATATCTCTTGGTGTACGCTCACGAATCAGTTTGTATATGCCACCCCATTTTTGTTCCTCCATATCACGTTGGTGTTTGTAGTTTTTCAACTCTTCGTATTTCAAATGTAGCAAGGAAAGTTCTTGCTTTGTCTTTATTAGTTCATTAATTAGTTCGTCCTTGGTATAAAGGTGTTCAGCAGATGCTTCACCACGGAACATATCTCTGCACAATCTGTACTTCTTTTTCAGTTCAGGTATGAAGTCTATTGCTTCGTCAAACATTGAGCAATAGTGAATGATTGTGCTATGGTCCTTAACCAATAGGCTCCCAATTTGAGGGAAGGTGTATCCGTGTTCTCTCAGAATTTTAGCATATACGATTCGTGCATCAACTCTTTGACGGCTACGATTCTTGAGCATTATATCTAAGCCAAACACTTCTTCAACTACCTTCCTGAGTTCTCTCGCTTTTAATAATTTTTCTTCCTTCATTTTTTAAATACTTCTTTTGATTGATTGCGTCCAAGTATTCCTCCAACCCAATCTCTTCTATGTCAAGTAAGATTGGAGTGTAACCATCTTCGTGCAGAAATTCAAGTTTGAAAAAATTGGGAGTCTCTGATTTCACTACCCCGCAAATCTCCTGAGAGTATCCCTCTTTGGTTGGCAGGTCGTCTATGTTTCTTAATATCACAGACATTATGTTGTCCGCAAGTTCATCAGGAAGATTAGCAATCTTTCGATTGAACCATTCATCCATAACAAACTTAGCGTCATCACCCTCTATGAATATCAACCTTAATCCCATAGTTTTCTAATTCTTTGATTCTGTATTTCTGAAGAGCAGATAGCCTACCCTTCTGTGTCTTTACTTCTATGAATAGAACGTCAGACCCTTGGGGGATGGCTATCAAATCCGGGATACCGTTCTTGTTGGTCTTCGTCAACTTGATTACGTAGTACCCCTGCTCTTCGAGTTCTTTGATTTTCTTGGACTGTATTTGCTGCTCTGTCATATCGTGTGGAAAACTCACTACAATATTAACAAATCTCTTTTAAAATGTGATACAGTGTAGTCCTTTTTTTTCGACACTGCTTTGTAGATAAGGTCCTCTATTCCACCGTGTGCGAACACCCAATATATTTTATTCTCAAGCCTGTCCTTGGTCGTCATCCGGTCCCGGCTCTGCCAATAACTTGTCGCACTGAAGTCGATGTTGTAGTAGACAAGGCAGTCAGCCTTCTTCAATGATATGCCTTCACGTCCTGATACAATCTGAAGGGCTATGTGCTTGTTGGTGTCTTCAAAGACACTGAGTTCGGTGGTCAGTTCGTCTCCAAATACCTGCTGCAATGCGTTCAGTTCTTCCTTGAACTTGTAGAAGATTCCAATCTTCTGATACTTGAACCTTTCCTTTATGAACTTAGCCTTGCTCAGGTCGAGCACCATTGAGTTACCACTCTCAAACTTTACCGTGCCACTGTACAGTTGGTGAAGTTTGCTCATAAGTTTTACCGGGGTGTCTGCCAATATGGTCTCTCCCTTTCCTTCAATTACCAAGTCCTTCTGAAGTTTCTTGATTATGCCAAGTGTCTTGTCCTCAAGTTGGACCCGGAGTATTTCCTCTGTAGTCTTTACCACGAAGCCTGATTCCTGCTGCGACCACCTGATGGTATAGGGGACCATTGCATCGAGGATGGTAGGGTATCCGTGAGAGTAGTCGTTTATCAATACACCGTTTATTTTCTTCTGACTCTTCTTGACATAGTCATCGGCAAACCTGTAAAAGTTTGAATACTTCTTAAACGGATTGTTTGGTATGCCACAGATTTGATGATACATCTGAGAGTAAGACTCAGGCGTTGGTGTACCTGATAGAAGGATTACCCTGCTCCCGTTCTCTCTGATAAGGTCTCTCACCTGCATAGCCCGGAGGCTTGGCTTTGGGAACGCACCCATACTATGAGCCTCATCGCATACGATTACATCCCACTTTACTTTGGGTAGTTTATGGATGCTCTCGTAGTTCATAACGAATAGAACGTAGGATGGGCATAGTTTATCTGAGTCGGCAGTGATAGAATCAATTGCCTTCTTCTTGGTCAGGAACAATACGTGCTCCACGTTTGGAAGGTTGTCACAGATGCTGAGGCTTGTCAGAGTCTTCCCTGTTCTGACTTCCATCGCAAGGTACACGAACCCGTGTTCCCCGATGATTTCTGTTGCCCGTGAGACTATGTTCTTTTGATAGTCCCTTAATTCGATTTGATTATTCATTTCGTGATTATGTAAATTTTGATAGTACGTGATACTGTTTTTTAATTTCTCAACCACCTCGGGTTGAGTTGGGTATTTGGGGACGTGGTTTGTTATGTAGTTCCGACCACTGCGTACCTTAACCTCTTTAGTTTGAGTCACAATCTTATACAAGACTTTGCATTGCTCAAGCATCATTCGGTTGCAGTACGCAGGGATGCGGTCTACAATGTTCATTCCTTTATAGTCCATCATAGTTCAAGGTTTTGCTGATAGTCTAACTCGCTGCGTCTTCTGAAGCGAATCCATCTTCCTTGTTGGTCACGACCCTCTTCAGGCGGGACACCTTCCTTGAATATGGAGAATGATATCAGCCACTTATAAAATCTCGTCCTGCTGATTGTCATCTTTGCCTTCGGTCCATAGTCAGGATACTCAGTGATGAACTCCATATACAGGTCCTGCTTATACCTTCTCTCTCCGGGTTCGAGCAGACGGTTAGGCTCTGCGTTGTCAACCAATCCACACCACTCGATAAAGTCGTGGCAAGTCTCAGCAGACAACTGACGAATCTTGAGGTTAACGAACTTGCTCTTGACGAGTCCTGTATTGAGGTATCCCTGAAGACAACCAATCATATAGTTATCGAACTGACACCACTCATCATCATCCCAATCCCCGAACATCAACTTGCCGAACTCATCCAATGGCGTGAAGTTCTTTGAGTAGTATTGGTGAAGTTCAAGTTCCCACTTTCTCCGGGCGAATGAATTACCTGCTCCTTTGATGGCGTAGTTCGTGGTGATGGCAATCTTCGGTGATTTGCTGAACGGTATCTTGATGGCATCCTTGTTCTTTTTCTCAAGGGTCAGACCCTCTGTAACCACACTGAACAATCTCTCGAAGTCAAAGTGCTTCTTCACGTCATCGAACACAAGTATCTGTGTGTCGGCAGACACCAACTGATATGCGAATGAACGCTCGAATGTGAATGACTTACCGTCAATGGTCACCACCTTTTTCATTTGGCTCAGGGCATTCATAAACAATCCCTTTCCTGTTCCACCCTCAGGGTTGTCGCTGATTACCTCATCGTTTAAGATTACGGCAGGGCAGTATGACAGGTTCTTATGTGCGTGAAGAAGAAAGCCAATGGTAGATTCCATAGATTGTACTCTCGTAAGGTCACCACCGCAGATGTTGTGGACAAACAACTTGAAGTTACATCTATCACCAATACCGCAGGACGAGAAGTTCCTGTCTATAACGTGGTCCTTCCAAACGTAGCCACCAAGGTCAAGGTAGTCTATGGTAATGATTTCATCCCTGCTAATCTTGACCGCACAGTTACGGTAGTATAGGTACGCTGAGTTCTTTGTGTCCTCAATGAAGTAGATGTCTATGGTATTAAGCATCGACAGAAATTCTTCTTTGAAGAAGCGGGTATTGTCAGCGAAGTAATTGTATACTGCCGGGTCATCCAATTCCATAAGGTGGCTGAGGACGAAGTCCTTTATCTCCTTCTCTGATGTATGGTCGATTAGGTTGTTGGTTACCTTCACGAACACGTAGTTCTTACCACCCTCAGGACAATACTTATAGAACCCGTTGTCCTCTAAGAAGTGCTTGAACAAGATGTGTACTATCTTGACTACACCCCTGTCGTTCTTTGTCCAAAAAGTTTTCTTCGCATTGTCTTCCTCAATCTTGTTGAGGACGGACTCAATAGTTTCGGAGTCCAAGTCCGAGTCCTGCAACTGACTCCGCACCTCCTTTTTTGAGACACCCCTCCGCAGTTTCGCTCTTATAGAGTTAATACGTTCTTCGTCCTCATAGTATTTCGTTCCGAAGTTCTGAGTCCGGGAGTAGGCTGAATCAATTGTCCTTTGGATTTCAGACAAGGTAAAGTCATCGCTCACGTATTGGTTCAGGATGTACGAGGCAAGACTTTTGTTGACTCCAAAGTCATTGAAGGCTGAGGCAAGGATAAACACATTGGCATTGCGTTGACCCTCTGCCATAGGATACTTCTTGGTCCACCACTTGACGAGTATCTCGACTATCTTGTTCTCGTCTGTGATTGGGATGGTCGGTGCATCCCTGTGCTTTACTACCTCATTGTACTCAGGCTCCTCAATGGTGTCCCATACTGATGAGTTCTCGTTGATGTGTATCAATGGGTCAAAGGACTCATAGCATACACGACTGATGTTCTTTGATGTCTTATCGAAGTAAGGAGAATTGAAATACTTCTCAAGACTATTGAAGTAGTTCGTGTGCCCGTCAATGTCCTCGGGTATCTTAACCAATACCTTTAGCCCGTTGCCTGATGGACTGATGAATACGGAGTACACGTACTTGTTCTTGGTCAGGACTTCCTTGTCCTGAAGCAAGTCCTTCTGACGCTCATACCCATCGAAGTCCAAGCATATCAAACCCGAGTGCTCAATGATTGCATTGTCGGCTCTCTTGTTGAATGTCCCACTGAAGCAGATAGCAGGTAGTCCCTGCTTTAATTCATTCCTCTCAGGCTTACGCTTCTCAGCCCGAATCTTTTTAACGAGGTCTTTGGACGCTCCGTCCTTAATCCTTTCAAGGATTTTAATAACATCTCTGTGAAACGGAGTGCTCGTTTCTTTGATGTTTTGAAAGATTGTGATTTTATTTGGCATATCTGTGTCGATTTTTTTGTCGATTATACTTACGTAACCCCTTGATAAATAAGGACTGTGTCGATAATGTCAATTATTTTTTTCTTTTAGAGTTAAAGAAAAATAAAATATATATAGAATATATATAGAGAGTATAGGGACCCTTCACCTTGGCATTTCGTCACAGTAAGGTGGGAAAAAAAGGGGAGCAGGTGCTCCCCTTATCCACGCCTATCCTTACCAATCAGAATGGGATGTCGTCATCCTCCTCCTGTGGTGCGGGTGATGGTGCAGCCGTAGGCTTATTTACCGGGGGCTGCTGAGTAGGTTCATTCTTTTTGGTAGGCTCATAGGTATCCAATTCAACGTATGGATTACCTGACCTTCCGACTAAGATGTTGAGGTTTACCCAACCACCCTTCTCGTAAGACTTGATAAAGGTGATGGCTTCATCTACCTTCAGTGACAACCTGCCCACGACAAAGTCAGGGGCGTTTTCTCTACGCTCGAAACGGAAACCGTCAGCGAAGATTTTCTCTTTTTGATTTGACATTTTACTTTTTATTTAATGGTTTTGTCCCGGTTTGTTTAGTGGATGGACTTGGTTGGCTCGGGACGTTAACCTCCTTGTCCTTTTGTTTTTTGATATCTGATAGCAGTGTCTTCAAGGACACTCGAATCTTACTCAAGTGTTTCATCTATGTAATGGTTTTCGATATCCTCAGTAGCGTTTGCTCCGAAGTATTTATTCCAAACCTCTAAGGCACGGATGACCTTTGTCTCTCCGTTCTTGATGAAGTTCTCCGATGGACGGAAGATGCCGAGTTGCCCCGAGGTCTTGTCGATTACGTAGAACACCAAAGGCTTGTTGAATAAACGCTGATAGATGTAGCACTGAGAATCGTAATTGTACTTCTTGGCTGACCACTTGAATCCGTTGATGTCTGACGTGGTCTTCAGGTCGATGAGCATATCTGAGCAAACGATGTCAGCCTTACCCTTCCACTGATGCCCGTGAATCTCTCCAACCATTGGGACCTCGTACTGATTGCCATCACGATAGATGTCTTCGTAGAACTGAATGTTCCCACTCATCCGCTTGGTCAGTGCAGTTATCTCTTCCACCTCCTTGGTCAGCAAACAGAAAGGAAGATTGTTCTCGTCAATGTATTCCTTGTATGCCTTGGTGGTACGTGTGGACACGTCTACCTGTGGGATGTGAACTGCCTTCTCAGGTTCGAGAAGTAGTTGATGAAAGAGTCTGCCCTCAGCCAATGCCTTGTCGTCCTCACGGACCTTGCCATAGTCCTGCGGATTGTTCAGCAGGACTCCAATGTCTGAGTTAGATAGATACTGCTTACCGACACCACGGTAATACTCCTCATCGTTCTTTAGGATTTCTAAGATGTTACTCATTTGTAGAAGGGTTTACAAGGTTAGCGATTTCTTTTTTCAATGCCGGGCTGATTCGGTACTTGCGTACAAGTTGCTTACCAATCTTTTCCAACCCGAGTTCTTTGTTGGTCTCGATGTACTTCACTACCTTCTCCCAATTAGCATCTCCCTTAACGAGTTCGATGAGCCCGTCATCTGCCTGTTCTTTCTTTGCTGCTGCTTTCTTTGGTGGGAGAGGAGCAGGAGCAGATGTGGTAAGTTCAGGGATATCCTCGCCTGTCCATAACTGAAGACCGAGACCGTGCATTGCAATTGCCTTGGCAGTTGAACGCTGAATGGCTTTGTTTACCTCGAACTGATTGACACGGTCAACAGGGATTGCCTGATTGCGGAAGTCCATAATAGGCAGGTAGTCGATGTGCTCCTGTCCCTCCACGGTTACTCCGACCTTGACCCACGCAGTGCGTCCGTCACTGAAGTAATTCCACCCTGTAGCAGGGTCCTCGTACACGATGCGTTGTGCAGTTGGATAATGTTGCTTGAGTAAGGACCAAGCATAAGCCCACGATAGGTAGTCGATGTTTCCTTTACGCTCTACCTTGTCCTTGATTGCCACTCCCGACAATGTTGCAAAGACTGATTTGATTTGATTTGACATTTGATTTGATTTAAATGGTTACTGATTCTTTGAGTTTTTGAATGATGCGATTGTAGTCAGGGTCATCCTTGAGTCGAGAGGTGACCACCTTCACACCGTGGATTAATGGTGGGTGCTTGGTGATGAACCCCTCTTCCTCCAAGAACTTCTGAATGTAGATGAGTTGCATTGGTCTCGTGCTGCACATATAGTATAGCAAGTGACGTGCGTCAACCACATTCCTGTCCCGGGACTTACTGAACATTTGCTCCCTGCTTATCCCAAACATATGAGCAATCTTCTCTGCGTACTGATTAAATACTTCCTTTTTCATCTGATGATTTGAATGTTGAGCCCGAGTTCCCGGGAGAGAATATCTTCCCGAAGTCATCGAACATACTATGAATAAGATTGATTGTGCTTTGCCGACCCTCGAATGCGTAGTGGAGAGACAGGAGTTCTTCGGCTTTAGTGTCTTCAAGGACACTCCCTCCGTCAGCGTGGGCATCTCGCTCACGGGCTGACATAAATAGTTCTTTTGATTTTGACATATTGATTAGATTAGATTTGATTAAGTATACAAAGATAGCGAATGTACACGTGTCGTCCAAATAAAGTTCAATAATTATTGAACCTTTTTTTGAACATAACTGTGCCACAATTCATTCTCCACGTCTGATAGTTTGGGTGACCTGTACTTGGTGCTGACCTCGTCACTTTCATTTGCATCGTTGGTGTCGAATAGCCATTCACCTGTAGGCAGGACCTGAACGCAGAACCCTCCCGCATAACGCATAACGTCCTTCACCTCGTCACTGAACAGGGAGTGGTATCCGAACTCACTGAAGTAGTAGTTCTTCTCCATCATCCTACCTGTGTTGATGAAGTCTTCCTTGGTTATTTGACCTTTGTCTGATAGCGTTTGAATCATTTGAATGTAATGCTTGTCAGGGTTCTTGCGTAGTTTCTGTGCGAGAATCTCGGTGAACAGAAAGTCTGATAGTTTAGTTTTTGCCATTGTCTTCGTGTTTAATTAGTTGATAAAGGAATGCACCGCAGAACAGGAGTAGTATGCACCACATCCCTGCTATGCCCAAACGGGCGAAGAATGAGGTTGCTCCACTCGAGTCCTGAAGCAGTTGATACATTGCCCTCAAAGATTGGATGAGGACAAACACGTATGCCATCGACAGGAATACGTTTGTGAATGTTAACTTTTTCATTTGATTTGATTTTGATTAATAGTCATCGTCTAAGTATTCACCTGCATCGAGGTAGTCGTGATACCTATCCTTGCGATACGGGTAGTTGTGTTCGTAGCACTCGTCACACCAATAGCCCGTGCTGATACCATAGGCATCGTGCTGCTCGTTGGTGTCGGGTGAATTGCATCCACGACAGGGGATTACTTTCTCCACGTTGTAGTCATCTGAATCCTGTTGCATATCCAAGAACTCTCTGACCTCTTCAAGAGAATAGAACTGAACTTCTTCCTCTGTCTTTCGATTGGTTACTAAGTAGTACATATGCTTTGATTTATTTACAGAATACGAGGTCTTTAAAACGAACATATATATTGCCACCGTGTGATATCTTATCTGCTGCCGTCCAAGAATCTTGAGTAACGAACCCAAGACTGATAGACTCAGAGACCCGACCCACATAAATGCAAACGCTTTTACCTGTCTGCAATACAATGTTCAGTTCCTCTTGTGACTCGATAGGCATACGCATAAGCACGTCCTCCTCATTCTCTTTTGACCACACTGCCTGAAGGTTAAACAATCCCGTCTCGAATACGGCTTGTGCCTTTTCTGTAACGTCCATCCATAGATAGCCGTCCTGTGATTTAATTAACTTTTCCATATGTTTCAAGTTTAATGATTTATCCGTAAACAATTTCACCCAATGCAAGATATTGGAACACTACGTCACTTGAAGTTGCGTCACCTTGCTCTGCCATCTCTGACTGAATAGCCCACGAACTTTTCTCGGAGCACTCATTCAGTGCCTGTTGGAATGTGTTGATGTTCAGTGCACCTATCGGTTCACCCTCAGGGTCCTCGATGTCGTGGATAGGAATGATAACTCCCTTGTCATACACTGCTTCAAAGATACGCTCTGATAATGCTTTGCTTCCGTCCCGGGGGACCGCTGCATCTACAAGAGCACAGGCTTCCTCTGACAGGAAGTACCAATAGTTGCTACCACCTTCAAGGGCGGTGATGAACACGCTCTCTAATACTTCACGTGTTACTTCGGTTTTGATTGTGATTGTCATTTTTATTTGGTTTAGTTGGTTAATAATTGAAAGAACTTTTGTGCCCACTCCTCAGTTGGGAATCTGCCCACGACCTCACCATTGTGGTAGAGTCTCCACTCAGTTATGCCTGACACACTTGCCTTCACGATACGTGTAGGGAGGTGTGGCATATGCACTCTGATGGTAGAGAAGTAACAGATGTCATCGAGGATTAAATACTTTGAGTCTTCTGTGCTCTCTTGGTATGCCTCGTTGAGGAATCTGTATAACTCCTTCACCTCATCGTTGGTCATACTCCTGAGCAGGTCAGCGACCTCTTGGTGTAGCCCCTGCTTCTTGTACAGAGCAAGGGCTTTGAACTTAGATATCAGACTTGGCATATCAGTTAAGTTTTTTGATGTGTTGAATGAATCTGTCAAACATTTCTGCTTCGTGCTTCCTGAAGGCTTCATAAACCTGCTGAGTAGCGAGTAGCAGAATCTCATTGTCGGACATATGGTCCTGTAAGAACTCGCCAAGTTTACTGAACGTCTTGACGTGACCCTCTTCATCAAGGAAGATTGATAACGTGTTGTTGATTGCAGCCTCTGTGTGCTCTGCGTCTGTGATGCCGAATGCCTTTGCGGTATCCTTCTCATCGTGGTTAAATTTGATTTTCATTTTATTTTGATTAAGGTTTTGCTGACGGGGTGGGAGTCGAACCCACCCTGCGACCATCCATCAGGTGTGTCTTCAAAGACACTATAGTAAATTGTCCACGTCCTGTTGGGTGTACCACTCGTTACATCCCGTGCAGCAGTAGTTGTTGAACCCATCGTACTCAAGGTCACGATAGCAGGAGGTGCAGTATGGTGTGTCAACCACGGGCTCATCCTCCACCTCGACCCCACTCAGTTGTGCGTAGTAGTCATCAAAAGAACTGAACTCTAACTGCCTGTAAGATGGTGACCACGTTGGCTTCGAGAAGTCTGTCGGCTCTTGTACACGGGCAGGTTTGCGGTACGTCTGACTGAATGCTTCGTAGGACTCGTGCATCCTGTCTGTCGCTGACCGCTTTGTCTGAGGGTTGAAGTATATCCAAGCAGTCACGACCTTGTTCTTGCTCATCTGAATCTGAACCTGCTTACGGCAGTACCACCGAGGGTGACCCTCAAGTTGGTCTAACTTGCCGAGGACCGTGTCGCTGACCTTGAACACGTCCACCTTCACGTTGTGACCCACACCCTTCTCGTCCAACAGGTACGGCAGACCTTGAATCAGCAGTGGATACTTGTCCTTGGTCTTGCCTGACCCCACTAACTTTGAGTCAGTGAGATAGCGGTAGTAGTTGCCGTGCCCCTTCTTCAGTGTGCCGTACACTGCGACAAGGTTGTCCTGAAGGACGTTGTCCTTCGAGTACCACACCCCATCCTTGAAGGTCCATAGGTCACGATTGTAGATTTGGAACGTGCGGGTGCGGGTGTTGATAGTGACGAACCGAACAAGCCTGTGCTTCTCCAATTCTCTCTTCCACTTGTGGCGTGGCACATTCTCCAAGGACTCAGCCAATACTTTTGAGTCGCACTTGTTCTTGTCCCCGAGCCCGTGGATAGTCCCGTTCATCATTAAGAACTCGTTGCTTGTCGGACCACACTTGAACGGGTGGGTATTGTCGAGACCGACCTTGCCGACAGTGGCGTAGCGGAAGTGAGCGATGTAAGGACGGGCAGTGTCAAGCACCTGCCAATCCTTGGACTTGTGATAAGACACCTCGAAGGTGTCGAGCCATACGACCCCCAATCCGTGGGGGTTCAGGCGTGATGAATTTTTGAGAGTCTCTGAAGGAATCTCGATGTTGCGTTGCTTTACGATGATGATGCACATACGATTTGATTAGATTAGTTAGACTGATTTTGTACAAAGGTAATACATTCTGTGAACATTACCAAACTTTTTTTGCGATTAATTTTCTGCGGTCATACCGCCATCCTGTCTGAGACATTGCTCTCTCCACTGCCTCCCACTTGGTGTGGGCGACAATGAAGCAGAGCAGTTCAGTCCCGTGGTAAACTCGGAAGGTATATTGGTTCTCTCTCATAGCCTTAGTTTTTACAGGGGTACAACAATGAGGTGTCGGTAGTCTTGAGGTGTGCCTCGATAGTCTCGTCAGCCTTCTGCTTGTCCTTGGGACGCACGATGAGGTAGTGGTGGACGCAGAACACGTTGCTCGACTCGCAGGTCATTAACTTAGTTGGTATACCTGCCTTGCTCAGGGCTGCCTTCGCTGCCTTCAATTCAGCCTCAGCCACGTCTGACCTGCAAGGTGAGTCATCCCACATACCTGTGTCGTTAGCACCGCAGACTGCGTAGGTTGGCTGCTCGTAGCCTCTCCATCCGTCAGTTGACTTCCACCCCTTGGTGTAATTCCACGACTCCCCTGCTGCTTTCTCGTCCACTGCCGGGGGTTGGTTCGTGTTGACCCTTGTCCACTGACCATCCCACTCCTTTCCATTCAGATACCACTTGCCTTTTCTCTGACTGATGCTGACCCCTGTCAGCCCGTTCAGTCTCTCCTTGGTGGTCTTGCTCTGCCATCCTGCGTTGCTGATGTACAGACCATCCTGTCTGTGCTCTGCGATGAGGTTGTCAAAAAGATACAGGCATTTGCCGTCCGTGAAGGTGTTGCCTACACGCTTTACGCTGCCACGCTCGAATGCGTAACAGGTCTGTTCAGTTGTTTTGTTCATTGTGTTACTTGGTTTGTTTGGTTGATGATAGTGCCACGCCTGTAAGCAGGGTCAGCAGTGTGATGATTGTTGCGAAAAAGATTGTCATTTTATTTGATTTTAAGATAGGTTTTGATTTCAGTTACAGGGTCGATGCGGTCTCCGTTCTCGTCATACTCCACCTCATAGGCGAAGAAGATTTCGATGTAGTTGAAGAAGTCTTGCTGCTGCTGCTCGGACAGGTCAGCGAATAACTGACGTGCCTGTTTGTGCTGCCCGTTCATACGACTCTCGATGATGTAGTAGAAGTAGTCCTCGATTTCTTCGAAGCCATACTCGGTGATTGTTTTTTGCGTTATCATATACTTGGTTTTTAAATTGGTTACACGTTTCGTCCTTTTGGACTCCTCAGAGGGAGCACTCACTCCCTGACGTGGGGCAGTGTCTTTGAAGACACCACCCCTCCACTACCACGTGGAATTAGTTGCAGCCCACCTGTATGCACAGGGTGAGCCCTGTTTGTTTCTCGTACCACTCGTAAGCCTGTGCGTTACTGATGTCGTACATTGTCTCGGTGTACTTGTCATAAGCACCCACCTCCCACGGATGGTTCTTGATGTATAGCATCCGACCCTCCCGTCCGTGATTGAAGAAGTGAGGCATAGCGTCCGCAGGTATGCAGTTCGCAATGTATTCGTCACCTGTGAACTTGTAGTTACGTGGGGTGTACTCGGCAGTCATTACTCAGCCCCTCCTTCCTTGTCGAAAAACTCAGCCCACAGGCTATCGTCCTGTGTCCACCCCTCGGCAGGTGCAGGGAACATAAGCCATCCCAATGCGTCCTCGACTACCTCGCTGACCTTCGGGTCACCCTCCCAATCCTTGATGTAGATTTTGCCCTCTGATAGTTCGTCCCACACGTAGTTCGCAGGGTTGCACTCGCTGAGGCTTCTCTGATAGTAATGCGTCACGTAGTTCTCTTGGTTGTGATAGAAGACGGCTACGCCTCCGTCCTCAGTGATGATGTCAAAGGACTCATCCACGCTGCTCTGATTGATTCTGTATTTCATATCGTATAGATTTGGTACAAAGGTAGTACATAGATTTAACATATGCAAATTTATTTTTTTCACCACAGGTCCTCGTCTTCGTGGCTACGTCTCTCAGCCCACGTCTGACAGGCATCCCAATACTTTTCCTCGGGGTCTTTGGGGTATGGTCCGTCTGTCTCCACGTACTCGAGACCCGCATAGCCTATGCGGGGGTTGTACGTGAGCAGGTAGTCCCCGCACTCGGAGGTGTAGGTGTAGTCACCCGAACCTGCGGATGGGGTGTCTCTCTGTTCGTAATACTCCCCGTTGTCCCACTGAAGGAGGTGGTGCACGGCTGCCTCGCAGCCGTTCTCGTTGATGATTTGCAGAGTCTCGTCTGCCTCGTGTCCCTGTAGGAACACAATGTGATGATAGGTTTTTTTCATTGTTTAGAATTTAGAATGTTAGGTAAAGTGAATAGTCATAGTAGTGCCTGTCGCACAGGTGCTTGAGCACAGAGACCCTGTCCGTGAACACGACTGAGTCGTACTTACGTTTAGCCGTGTGCTCCCACTCACGGGCGTTCTCCTCGTCAGCGAATGCCGAAATGTAAAGTCTCTGAGTGCAATCATACTTGCCGATAACCCAATGGGTGGCAATGACCTTGTCAGCCTCGCTCTCCTCCTCCTGTTGGCTCTCGTGGTATACCTGCTGCCACAGGGTCTCCAATGACCGCAGGGCAGCCCTAAACTCAGCAGTTAGGTAGTCCTGTGGGTTGTCGGAGTGCCCGTGTCCCTGTAGGTAGTCCTCGATGTCCTTGAGGCTATTACTCAGCCCCTCGATTAGTGCAATGTCAGATAGGTCTGACTCGATGTTGGCAGCCCGTCTGAGGCTGCGGATTAATGATGTAGTGCTCATATACTAGGTTTAACTTGGTTGCTTGGTTGCCTGTTTCGTCCTCTCGGACTCGTCAGCACGGGTACACACCCGTGGACAGGGGGAAGGTAGTGTCCTTGAAGACACCACCCTCCCTGCCCCGTTACAGGGCTGCTGCGTCCCACCACGACAGGTGGCTCTGATGAGGGTCAACTGCCCTCGCAATGAGGCTGCTCAGTTTACCCTGCAAGATGAACCTGCGGTAGTGACGTGCCTTCTCGATTCTGAGGTCAGCCTCCTCCTCGCTGCCCCCATACATAGACACCACGATAGGACGGATACGCTTGAGGAAGGTCTCGTGGGACGTGTTAGGTGCGTTCACCGCAGTGTCCAACAGGGCGTAGAAAAGTTCGTACCTGCGGATGGTCTGCTTCACGGACTCGAACTTGCTCACGATTCTGAACTCGATACCCTCAGACCCGTCCCCGAAGGACTTCTCAAGGGCTATCTGATAGCGTGTGCCGTTCCACCCTGCGTTACGTGCCTCCATACGGATATTGGCGTTGCAGTACGTGTTCTGAAGCCTCTTCTCGAACAGGGCGTAGATGATGCCACAGAAGGGACGCAGAGCCTTACGCAGGTCATCTGAACTCATACCCTTACAGGACACAGTGACGTGACCACCGCACCTGCGGTCAGCAGGGCTATAGCGTGAGTCGATAATCTTCTCAGCCTGTACGAACAGGTCAAACACCTTGTTCCTCCACTTGCCCTCGGGCAGCAGGGGAAGAATGTGGGTCACTGCCTCATAGCCACAAGACCCGTCACGTTCAAAACCTGCAAATAGCGGATACTCCTTCACCGCACCCCTGTGCAGACTATTCTTCTCCACCTCGATGCCGATAGTGAACTTGGACTCGTGTCCGTCCTGTGTCGATAGGATAGCCCTGCTGCGTTCTACAGGCTTCAGCCCGATAACATCAGCAGCGAAAGGGCTCTTGTTCTTCTTCAAGGGGTTCGGCTTCCTGTGATAGGGCTGAACTTCGCCACGGGCTCTTTCGCCTGTGTTGGTATACTTGATACCTTCTAAGATTGAATTAAAATTGCTCATTGTGGTAGTGTTTTGATTGTGGGCAGTGTCCTTGAAGACACTGCCCGTGGTTAAACTTAGTTAGCAGACCTCCCTGCAATTGCCTGTGCCAAAAACTGAAGGGCAAGGTTAATTTCCTCCTCAGTGTTGCCCGTGGTTACCTGCCCGTTCACGTCCACACGGATTGAGACGTTACGTCCTAACTGAAGGTCAGCAGCCTTGAACGACAGGGTCAAGATTGTGGGTACACGTACCTCCACTGCTGCCTCACTGCCTCCTTCTTCACCTTCTCCGCTGCCTTCTCCGTCACCCTCTCCGCTGCCCTCAGCAGTGTTGGTCTCTGCCTCAGCCGTAGCACGGGCAAATTTCAACAGACCCTCAAGGCTTCTGTTCGGGTCTTGACCCTCAGCCTCTGCCTCGTCACACTTGGTGTTGAACAGGTCAACTACGGACTGCTCCAACTTCCCTGCCTTCACCACCTTGTAGAAGTAAGACTTCTGCCACCCGAACACTTTCTTTCCGAAGTCTTCATTGGACCACGTCACCCCCTCCTCACGGAAGACTCCCTTGCCTTCGTCAGACGTGAACCACTCGTGGGCTTTCACGACCAACTTGGACAGGCTGATAGTGTTGGTGAACTTGCTCTTCTGAGCGTTAGTGAGAGACCGCTGCACTCTGCGGATTTCTGTGATGTTGAGCCCTGCCTTCACTGAGGGAAGGTTGAGGAGTGCCGACTCGATTGTGAGTAATTGACTCATAACTGATTGGTTTTTAATTGGTTAAGTTGTTTTTAGTGCCCCGTCATTCGTTCAGGGGCAGTACAAATATAGTATAAAGCAGGTACAACACAATAGGTGAGGCAACTTTTTTTTATTTTTTTTTCGTCACCTGCTCTTACCTGCTCTCTTCCCTTGTCTCTGAGGCAGTTCGGTGAAGGCTCTTCCCTGCTCTTTGTACGGAGCAGATACGAAACGGACGGAGGGCTAAGAG